TATAATCTAAAGATCAAATTAGTAATTAACCTCAAAATCTCCGCCAAGCTCCTCATTTCTGAGTTTCAATAGCGTGGTTGATCTTGAGTCCGGGTTAAATTCAATTCCAGTACCACGGGTCAAGTCGAGACCAAGATTTATCATCCTAGATCTCCACTTTGAATCCGTGGATTTATCATGCATAGCCAGTTCGGTTAATCCGCCGCTGATTGTGTCAACACAGATACGTAATGGTAGTTGATTACCAACACGTACCCAGTTAGGTGCATCCAAAATAACGTCAATGTCAATTGGAGCAACCCACAATCCTACGAAAGATTCAAACCTAAATTTCCTCTTTAAAAATGAAACTTCTTCAAGAGTTCGTGCTTTAACACATTCTCCTGTTTTAGCTTCATCAGTCATAGTCATTTCCAGGTTGCGTTTCAAAATCGGGGTGAGAGTCTCTTGATTGTAAACATCAATAACCTCTGGTCGTATATTCATTATGAAGTCATCACCATAAAAAATAGACGAAGTATGTTCAAAAAACGAGTTCATTGTAGCATACGACGTGCCATTCATTATGTCTAGCCAAGAATCAGCAAGACAACAATGGTTTACGATACTGTTCAATATAGCAGTCGCAGGGCATCCAGATGGAATACCATTACGAACATAATATATTAGAGCAGCACCGGAAACATTTTTATGGTTAGAAATGTGCAGATGGTTAATGCACTCGACTCCTATTTTCATCAAAAATTGTTCAAATTCGTCGTAAGTCAGTTCGTGTCCATTTATAATGTTGCGTTCCTCGTGAACTATGGCGTCCCAGTTTCTCATAAACCAGTCAACCATAATTTTCACGGCAACTTCAACATATTGTACCGGGAGTGTGCCGTCAAAGTTAGAGTAATCTCCAGCAATGACATGTTTTCCATTTTTCTTTAGACGTTTCGCAAGTAAATCCCATTCTGGTGACATTGGATTAATGCCTACAGCAATAGAATTTTGCACGCGATTACGCATCGAGTGAGCAATAAAAGGTAGAAAGTATTGTCGGAAGAGAATTGTGTAGTGTAGTGGGCAAGCGGTGAACAATCGAGTTTTACCTACGTTGGCTTTCGCGATCGGGATCTTAGCATCTTTCAATGTATCGATCCAGATAATGCGAGGCCTAACGTTATCGATCATGCATTGGGCAAGTTCATCTACATCAGCCATCAATTCTCTACATGCTTCGTTATTCAAATCATAATCCATTCCATCGCCAAACCATTTCGTTTTGCCACTCTTTCCAGCTTTCTCATACGTATATGGGTAACCGGGAGCAGTTTGCCGATTAATAGCGTTGACGAACGGGTCTCCGTTTATTCCGATGATGGCTTGTTCACGCGTGAGCGGAAGTTTGTAGTGAGCAGGTGAGTTGATGTATTCACGTTGGTAAAATACACTCATTGCTTCATATACAGCTTCAACTCTGTCTTGAGGGACATACGGGCGAACAACACCATACTTGTTCCGTTGTAAAGTCATTGGGTCAATAGTAATTCCGTTATCGTTAGTAAATTCACGTAGATATCCAGGTTTGTTGGGGCTTTCAATCAATTTTCCATAGGCAGGAGATTTCTGGAGAGCGGTTTTCACACTTCCCATGATCCGTCTACCTGGCTCAGTTCCATAAATCAGAAATGTTCCGTTGTCTTTTAGAATGTCGGGGTCCACAGTTAAAGGTACAATTTCGTGTCCGTATTGACTAATTGGTTGAAAATGTTTCATCAATCGGTCAATAATTTGTCGCGTTAACGCTACAGATATTCCTTTGTTCATATGCGTAATTCCAGCAATATGCATACCCATAATCTTCGATGTTATAGCGGCGTTGGAAGCGATTAAAATCGACCCGCAGTCACCAAAGAAGGTTACAGCATGATATGTGTAAGAACCACGATTATGCACTACAACATTCGCTTCGGGCACCGTGCTTTCAACAAGGTGGTCTTCAGGAGTTGCTGTAGATAACCAAAAGATTTCTCTGTAGTAGTTGATTCCAGTTTTCTTGTCACGTTCAGATGCACCTTGATATCTTGCTAAAATAGCAGGAGAATCAGATACACGAGCCAAATCAGTTTCGTCGATAATATGTTTATAAGCCTGTGCGAAACCGCCTACATTTGTTGGTAGTTGTATTATAGCAATATCTCTATGAGTGTCACGAATGTGATTCTCTTCTGTCAAAATAACAGAGCATGGTATTAAAGGAGATATACTATTACTACAATTTTCCAATACAAAGAAGCAGTTTTCTTGTCCATAAGTTTCCACATAATGTTCCATTACTGATAGGAAGTGTTTCGGTATCATACCTAATCGACCACCTAACATGAATATTTGTCCAAATCCACGGCGTTTTTCACCTTCGTCAGTCCTTAACACGACTGTGAAACGGAATAAATTCCTGTACACAACATCGCGCGCGATAACTATAGAGCCTTTATCTTGTTCTGGTAGAGATCGTTGAGCATCGATGGGTGAGCAGTTATTACATCCGTTGCAAGCAGTTCGTGTTTGTATTTCCATTTCCGGTTCCTTGGGCTCGATTTTGGCAAAAGCGGGTAGTAGATTTTGCGCGGCTACAATAGTGTTTTTCTTTATTGTAACGCGATTATCATATACCGGGGCCTGCGCTCCAATTCGAGTAGCCATTTGTCGTTGTCGGGGGCGTGCGTCATATGTTGGTCCATGTCCTACAATTCGAGTGTTATTCCTACGTTGTGTAACAGCATTGTCATATACCTTTGCGTGTGAGTCGATTAGTCGCTTCAGTTCAGGATTCTTAATGATAGATGGTAAAGTAACGTTAAGTTGCTTTGTCATTTCATAAAGATCAGCAGTTTTAAATCCTTGATAGAAGCGAGTCAACAGGCACACACAATTTGTATTGTGCAATTGAGCCACGTTCGTAAGTTTATCCAATAGTTCCGGGTCGTTACAACAATCACATGTATTACAATCACAATCTGCGACTTGGTTGATGATATCAGCCATATCAGCCACAGATAGATCATGATTGTTAGATACACGTTGGTTGCCATAAAGAGAAATAGCATATTTGTTAATCATATCCTTTCCTTTCTCCATACGTTTCACATAGCATAAACAAGCAGAGTTCCATTTTACGTTCAATTGTGTCATAGCCGCATTTTTGCATAGGCGACAATTTTGACAACCCTTCTCAAAGCAAGCACTAGCCTCGCTTACAAGTTGGGCCATCTCATCGTCGTCAGATATATATTTCGGCATAATCTTTCCTTTCACATAGTCTCCCAGAGCAAAAGATGCTTTTACACACATATATGTGCTAAACACCGATAGCCCTACAAGAACTGCCTGTTTAACAAATTGCCAATATTTTCCAAAAAATCCTGATAACGTTTCCATAATTCCGTGAGATGCATTATTTAAATATTGTTTAATTTGACGTGTGTGATATAATAGGTATTCCCATGAGGGTTGTTCCCATAAATCACGAGCACGTGGTACGAGTCCTGTATAATCCAAAAGTTTTTCCATTGTTCGTTTCGTTTTCCGCATTAGAGCCATTAATATTGTGTCGTCGTCACCGTGCACGTATTTCCTGAGACAATGATTTGTCACAAGAAAACCTGCAGTATGTCCGGCTACGACACGCGCCACATTTCCAACTTCAGCCTGAGCTTCAATTGGGAATTCGACGATATCTTCTGATTCGTATACGGGATTCCTATAAGCGTCCAAATAATTTGTAAAGTCCATATGTTGATTAAATCGGGAAGCCATTTTGTTTGAGCATTCTTCAGTCACTTGAGCATATGTCATATCCGTTTGTATAGTGCGCCCGTCAAAAGCCGAAAATTTCGTAAATCTGTAGATGTTTAGATTGTTACTAACAGATGTTCCTACCAATTTTCTAGCTTCAGCACGAGCTTTCACTGCGTTCAATTTGTAGCGTTCGTTTCCATTTGAGTCCGTGTAATATTCCCTGTATTCCTCAGCAATGTCAACATTGTATGCAAAGTCGATACGACGTTGCACAGCTTCTGGTGAGTTCAAAGATTCAGTCTTAATACGATCTAAATTAGATGTGAGTAACACACATTTAGGGTTCGCAAAAGTGTTATTCTTTTCTTCAACAGAAGCCATATGTAACATAACTGGGAAAGCATTTCCAAGTCGTATAATTTCAAATAGTTCGGGGTTTGGTTTCAATACATTATCTTTAATTTGAAAAGCGTCGTCATAGATGATATATTCTTGATCAGTATATCCATCCCAGTATTCAGTTTCTGGTACACGTCCGTAGATATTCTTCTGAAAATCAGCTGGAATATCTCCGAATACGCGCATCATATCCATCATAAAGGGGTAAGACATACCTGTTTTTCCCATACCAGATTTACCACAAAACCATACTATCAAAGGTTCAGGTCGAAGAGCTTGTTTAAGAGCTCCAGACTTAATAGCCTCATCAGCAAGTTGTTTAGTAGCTGGCAGGAGAGAACGAATTAAGTTTAGATTAGCGGGTGATAATTTCAATTGTGTACATTCTTTAATCAATCTGACACCTCGTGGATATAACTTCGAAGCAGCCAAAACAGTTCCGGGATCGCGTTTGATCTCATTCCTGTTAGCCAATTCCAAGTATTTTTCCACTTCGGAAGCCCAATCGAGCACGTCTTGTAACATATCGGTGTTATTAAATCGGTTATGTTTCTTTAAAATTTTTTCTTCCATAAATGTATACATCTGTTTAACAACTACATCGAGTTTGCTCCACATAGATTCGAGTCCAGAAATTGCTTTCGGGAATCTATCTAAGCGTGTAACAAATTCATCAATAGTGTTCTTTCCTGGCAATTGTTTTACAAAGAGACAAAACATGGTTAATGATAACGCCTTAAGTATTAGCAAGTGCGAGCCAGATTCAATTTGGGCCATCGGCGCTACAAAGTATGCTCTAATTGAAGTCACTAATTGAGTAACTAAACTAGAAGCAATACCTGCAGAACCTAAAGCACCAAATACATTTAC